ACGGGCGGCGGAATAAATAGTCAATTAATGCCGGTTTAGCTCAGTTGGTAGAGCAACTCCCTTGTAACGAGAAGGTCGCGTGTTCGATTCATGCAACCGGCACCATATTTTAGCATACTAGAAGCCCACTGCCTGTGCACAGGCTTAGAAAGTGGTTACGACGCATGTCCGTTAGTGTGCTAAAATATGGTTGTATGAAGCAGACCCAAAAGAGTTCGACACGCGGGGGCAGTGCCCGCCAGGTCCACCATAAGTATATTACCCTACCCAAAGGGTGGCCGACAGCGGTTGGAAGGATCGGCTCTTTTAGCTTATATGCTAGTAGTATGCTTTTGATGGGCCTGACACAGGATCGACCGGGCTAAGAGTAGCAAAGTAGACAACTCGGCAATGTAGAAGCCGTAGGGTTGGGGGCAAAGTGTAGTCGTTGTGCATATAGCACAAAAAGACGCTCTACCTGGCCGCAGACACAAAACAAAAATAAACGCAAACGATCAAACGTACGCACTAGCAGCTTAAAAACTGCTTAGGGTTTCTCGCTCGGCTTCCCTCGTAACAGAATAAGCTGGCAAATATAATTAAGCACTTTTGGGTTAAAACCCCACCGCGCATAACAGCAAGGGCTCCACGGCTAGCTAGAGTGCTTAATTATATTAAAGGAACGCATGAACAAAGACAATTATCTCGACCCTAAATTGTTTCAACCTGAAAAGTACACAAATAGCTTTTCAAAGCCAGTTGCACAGCTTCATGAGTTTTACCTAAGCGGCCCTGTGCTAGATGCTGAAGAATACATTGAGTGGTTTGATTGCATTCGCAATGCATCCGAAGTAGATACTATTCGTATTTATATCAACTCGCCTGGTGGTGACCTGTATACCACACTACAGTTCTTGCGAGTAATGTCGGACACAGAAGCAACTATTGTTACCAGTGTTGAAGGCGCTTGCATGAGTGCAGCCACCATGATCTTCTTACACGGTCATGCACACGAAATCACACCGCACAGTCTTTTTATGTTTCACAACTATAGTGCTGGAACATTTGGCAAAGGCGGTGAAATGTACGATCAACTGCAATTTGAACGTCGTTGGTCTGAAAACTTTATGAGTGCGGTATACAAAGACTTTTTAACCAGTGAAGAAATTTCCAGCATGTTGCACAACAAAGACATTTGGATGACCAGTGACGAAGTTGCACAGCGACTGGAAAAGTTGCAGGCAGCTCGCGCACAGGAAACTGACGCAGCCAAAGAATAAACAGTGGGTGGTAATGCAGCGGGGTTGGTCCTGCGACTGGCCTTGAAAACCAGGTTCTCGGAAACGGGATGGGGTTCGACTCCTCTGCCACCCGCCACAAACCATGAAAAAAGTTTGGACACTTTGGGCAAATGCCCTCGGCGCCAAAGCCGGAAAAAATAACTGTGAGGCTGACGTGGTAGCCATAATCCGAACCATAATTGTACTCAGCTATATAGGCACAAATTGCTTTATTGTAGCAGGTGTGTGGAGGCACTGGTAATGGCTATTGGTTTTAGTAAGCTCAAGAACCCTAAACTGGGTATTACAGACACAATTACATTTGGTAAGCTAGCCGGATGCAGAATCTGTGATGTAGCCCAAGATCACTACGAATACTTAATATGGGCAGAAAAGTCCGGTTATGTTAAATTTCAGCCAGAAGCCATTGAATTAATACAAGAACAAGCTAGTTTTGCTCGTTGGACAATTCACCAAGCTGAAGAAGTTGCCCCCTACATGGACGGCCAAAAATATGAATACTTGGCAGAAATTGCCAGTCGTCAAGATTACGATACCAGTTTTGATGACGATATCCCATTTTAATGCGTGCTTAGCTCAGTTGGTAGAGCACCTCGTTGCCAACGAGGATGTCGCAGGTTCGAACCCTGTAGCCCGCACCAACTTATATGTATAAAGTAATAGACAACGAAGGCCTGCTAAGAGGTCGAACAGAAGACTTAGCTCTGGCCCTAGAAATGGCCAAGTATGTGGACGAGTTTGTGACAATCACAAACGGCACAATAGAAATTGTAGGCATATTTGGCGTAGATGCCATAGAAAATGGAACATGCCCAGACGGTGTTGCCTATGACTGGAACAAAGCATCACGAATTGGTGCTGAAAAACGAAAATAATAATGCGGGGTTGGTATAGTGGTTGTGCCCCATCCTTCCAAGTTGGTGAGACCGGTTCGATCCCGGTACCTCGCTCCAATATTGCATCCTTAGCTCAGTGGTAGAGCGTCTCGTTTACACCGAGAGGGTCGGCAGTTCGAAACTGTCAGGATGTACCAAACACTGAAAATTTAGTCTTGAACAAATCCCCTAAATTGAGTATAATATATACTTCTTTAGGGGATTTTTCATTATGAATTCAGACAGCGATGAAGCTATCGTGTTATCCAGCATACTAGGTAACATGAGAAACGATATTATGAAACTTAACGAAATAAATGAACTAAATCAAATTAATATGACACCAAAAACAATTGACAATCAAAATTCCGCACACGAAGCTGTTCGCAACAAACGATATATTGTTGGCAGCTACCAACCAAATGTAGGCCTTAGTTTTAGTGCTGTACCTGTTGTACACAATTACCGTGCAGATGCTCGTAGTGAGTGCCGTCGTTTGGCAAAACTAAACCCAGGCAAGACATTTTTGTTTGCGTGCTTGGAAGGCGCAGAATTGACTGTGCCACAACCACAAACTGTTAGTATCTAAGGAATCATATGCGTAAAATTGTATTGTTTTTACATACTGGCTATTGCGGCATGGATAGTCACGAGTTCTGGGAAGTGTCACCTGATGCAACTGATGATGAACTCAATGAGTTGTGCTGGGAGCGTGCCAAAGAAAATGCAGAGGCATACGGCATTTACCCATATTCAGAATACTGTGACGAACCAGACTTTGATGAAGATTCGGAGTCTTATAGCGACGACATTGAAGGTAGTTTCCAGGACTACGACCCAGACAAGCACGATGGTTATCGTGTTGGTGGCGATACTAGCTGGCAGCAATACTAATGGCTAATATCTTTTTTGCATCAGACCATCACTTTCATCATGCCAACATTCTTACCTTCAAACGTGATAACGGCACAGCACTGCGTGAGTTTGAAAGTGTAAGTCACATGAATGAACACATGGTTAATTCGCACAACAGTGTGGTTAAATCAGGCGACAAGGTTTACTTTTTAGGTGATGTTTGCATGGATCGCAAAGGTCGTGGGCTAGAGATTCTTGCACGCATGAATGGCGAAAAGATACTAGTCAAGGGCAATCACGATCAGTGCAAAGCATCAGATTACCTCAAGTACTTCAAAGACATTCGTGGTAGCCACCAGTTTGAAGGCTTGATCATGACACACATCCCCATTCATAGTGAGTCACTAGCTCGCTGGGGATTAAATGTACACGGGCATTTACACCACAATGTAGTGCGCTTGCCACTATCACAAATACCTGATAAACGCTATTTTAGCGTTTGTATGGAACGAATCAATTATACACCCGTTTCACTAGAAGAAGTTAAATCTAAAGTGCGCTGATAGCTCAGTTGGTCAGAGCAGCGGCCTCATAAGCCGTTGGTCACAGGTTCAAGTCCTGTTCGGCGTACCACAACCACACCAAACCCACCATCCAGGTGGGTTTTTTGTTTGCAGAAATATTCACTTGAAGTGTGTGTTACTTTTTGATATAATTATTCTTTAACAACGCAACTCTACTAGAAAATCACATGAAAATTAATTTCGCACAAGTTCCAGCCCAAGACGTTGACACCTTTGGTGATGACAACCTTTTTGGCCCCGATAAATCCGGCAACTTTTACTACAACTATGTTGAGTTTGGTACCAATCCAGGCGGCACTGATGAAGTAGCTATCACAGACGGTTGTGGTCGCTATATGCCTATTGCGGTTAACAACATTCCAGACCTGATTGCTGCACTCACAGAAGTTGCACGTATCAGCGATACCCTTACCCTTGCCCGACAACTTGAAATGTATGCAGAAAGTACCTCAGAAGCCTATGTGGAAAATGACCAAGTCCGACACGACCCCAAATCCGTTCAAGAAGTTGCTCAGCGAGCTTGTTACTGGTGAATTCCAGCCGGTTACACTGCAAATGTTAGACGGTGTAACCCGTATAGTAAACGAGCCTGGTGAAACCATACAAACTTATGGCGAAGCCTTTTTAACACTGCAATTCTTAGCCAACGCTGGTGCAGTAGAGCTTATGCCACTAGACAGCAACAAAACTCAATTCAAAATCCGAAAGTTATAAAATGGCAACAAAACCTCAAAAAGCCGCAGCAAGCACTGGCCCTTCTCAGGCAGTACTGCGTACTCAAGCCAATCGCAAGCGTAGACTTACCCGTTTGCTGAAGTCTCAGCCTAATAACAAGCAGTTGCAAAATGCTGTGTTGGAGTCTGGCCAGGTGCGTAAGAAGCCCAACAACCCACAGTGGTCACATACCGCTATTCGCCTGGCCAAGCTGTTTAAACTGTTTCGTGGCTGTGCTCCCAAAGAGCTGTTCTCAAGCAACCCTAAGGTGCAGCAAGCGGCACTAAGCACGCCAGGTACCAAACAGTTTGTCAACCTGCCACAAGGCAAAGTTGACTTCTCACTAGGCGCTCGTGCTTTTATGCGTAAGGCCAGCACATGGAATTGATTGGGTACTATTTGCTTTTTGCACTTAGTATTGCAATTGCCGCGTGTTATTTGTGGTTTTGGCCAATGGTGCAACAGGCTAAAACTGCTGGCATCCAAAACAGTTTTACACAATATCCCAAGATTAGTACCATAGTGTACATCTTGGTTAGTGCTGTGGTTGCTCCACTGCTGCTACCGCCCATGCTCAGCGAGACTATGGCCCAGCGATTTCAAGCTGGGCTGCATCGTGAAATATTCAAACAAGATTAAGAATTTCTATCTTGAGTCACAATGTCAATCGCTGTATAATATATACTTAGATTGATACAAAAGGCAAACCACATGAAACTCGTAGAATTCAAATACACAAAAGCAGATGGCACAACCAGTGATCGTGCAGTAATCGAAGTCCTGCAACCTTGCAAGCACTTTGAAGGCATTGACGTTTCTGATATGCCAGAAGAAGTGTTTGCCGAATTCACCAGCGAATATCGTGACTTGCTTGCCCAGCAGTATAATGCTAAAATTAGTATTATGCAAAAGTATGACTTAAAGCATAACTATCGTCGATTCCTTCCAGAAAAAATGACCGACGTAACTACAAACCACATTTAAACAAAACTGAAAGAAAACAAAATGGCTGCTACATGGACTGATGAATTGAAAGCGGAAGTTATTGCCAAGTACGAAGGTGCTGGCCCAACTCCTGAAAACTCAACCGAAATTATCAAAGACATTGCCGAAGAAATCGAAATGTCTGCTAACGGCGTGCGTATGGTGCTGGTGCAAGCTGGCGTGTATGTGAAAAAAGACCCTGGTGCTGCTCCAGGCAAAACCAAAACTGCTGGCACTGGCGACAAGCCTGCTCGCGTTTCAAAAGAGTCGGCTATTGCTGACCTAACTGCTGCTATCGAAGATGCAGGCAAAACAGTTGATGCTGATATCTTGAGTAAATTGACTGGCAAAGCCGCTGTTTACTTCTTGGGCGTTATCAAAGGCTAATCTCAGGCGGCTCCGTGCCGCCTTTGTTATTATGGCAACACTTAAAAAATCCAAAGAAAAGTGGCCCCGTGTAGTACGTGGCAGCCACTTAACAGTTACCACACACCAAGATGGTAGTACAGAGCTAGTGTGGGATGACGAAGCGCTGCTGCAAGAAGTACGCACAGCTATCGCAGTGCATACTGCAAAGCAAAAGTCAAACCACCTGGAAAAGTACGGCATTAAAACCAAAGGCAAGTATTAATATGGTACACGTAGTTAGGCGCAATAATTTTACTTGTACTTGCCCAAAATGTAATTCTGAGCTAGCCTACAGCTACGAGGAAATACAAGAGCACAGAATAAATCATGATTACTTAGGTGATTTTGACGTAGTGCAAGGTATTGTGTGTCCTATATGTAAATCTATTATAAAGGCTAAATAATGGCAACCAAAAAACGAAGCGACTTGGAAGCAGAATTGATGACTGATGCTAACATTAGCAGAGTTATTCGATTGCTTGAGCCAATCGAACAGGGTGTAAAACCTATTACCAAAAAAGATGCCTGCCAGATTCTAGGCATGGCATACAACACCACGCGTCTTGGTACGATCATTGAAGAATTTAAAAAGACTCAGGCTCGTAACGCACAGCGGCGTGCTGAACTACGTGGTAAGCCTGCCAGTCGCGAGGACATTGTGTACATTATTTCGGAGTACTTGAACGGCGAAACAGTGGACGCTATCAGCAAGATGACTTATCGTAGTCCCACGTTTATTAAAAATATTCTAGAAACACACGCGGTTCCAATCCGTGTGCCCGGCCATACTTACTTTAGTCCAGAACTTATTCCAGACGGTGCAGTGCGTGACCGATTCCAAGTAGGCGAGATTGTTTACAGTGCCCGTTACGACAGCTTGGCTCGTATTGACACTGAAACCAAAACCGAAAAATACGGTTATATCTACCGTGTGTGGCTGCTAGCGGATAAGTGGTTGCAATCTGCAAACCAAGAAGCTTACGAGCTTGCCAGCCTTCAACATCTTCGTGAACTAGGAGTACGAATTTGATTCAAATATTCATAGCATTTGTACTAGTAACTCTACTAGTAGCTTTTGTTTATAACGCTGTTAGCAAATTTACACTACGCGAGTATAAACTTGCGTTTAAGGTTGGAGCATTTGCTACAGCTTCTCTAATAATTCTTTTTGTTATCACACAACTATTTTAAATGAAAAATACTTTTAAACTTCTTGCTCTTTCTGCTGTTATTGTTGCTGCTACTGGCTGTACTCGTATCGAAACCGGCGAAGTCGGCGTGCGCGTTGGTTTTGACAAACAAGTGCAAAGTGGTGAACTGTTGCCCGGCAGTTTTAACCAAACTCTTGTTGGCACGGTATTGACCTTTCCCATCAAAGATGTTAATGTTACTATGGATAACATGACTCCAGTGGCTGCTGACAATTCTACCATGAAAGACTTGGATGCTGTGGTTGTCTACAACATCAATCCCCAACAAGTTTCTGAACTGTACTCAACCAAGAACAAAAGCTTCCACGCTGAGTTCAAAGGTGATACTTATGTGATGTACAACTACATTGTTCAAAATGCTCGTAACGCTATCTACAAGGCAGCTCGCAAGTACGAAGCACTGGATATGGCAGACAAGCGTAATGAAATGGAACGATTCATCCAAGAAGAAATCGTTCGCAACCTTGCCGAAGAAAAGTTGGACGGCGCAATCATGATTAGTCAAGTTATGATTCGTAACGTGGTTCCAAGTGACACAGTTGTTGAAAGTGCTAATGCTCTGGTTCGAAGCAAGAACGAATTGAAGCAAAAAGAAGTTGAAGTTAAAACTGCTGAAGCTGAAAGCCGCCGTATGGCAGCACTGGCCAACAACAGTGGTAGTTCTATCAAGTTTATGGAAGCACAAGCCATGTTGAATATCTCAGAAGGTATCAAGAACGGCAAAGTACAGACTATTGTTGTGCCCAGCAACTTCACAGCACTGATGATGAACAAGTAATATGGATTTAGCACTACTTGTTTACGCAATTAATACATTATCAGGTATCCGTGGCATTCTTGGTGCCTTAGTTGGACTATCTGCACTGATTGTATTAGGCTTATTCCTCTATATGGGCGATCAGTATGGCGACGATAATAAGAACAAGCTCTGGGCTTGGAAACGAGTCAAAATGTGGTTTGGTATTGGTCTAGCGGCAGTATTCTTAGTAGTGATTCTTCCTAGTCAGAAGACAGCATACACTATGGTAGGTGCTTATGCTGCACAAAAAATTGCTCAAGACCCTAAGGTGGAGCAAATGGGTTCCAAAGTACTTACCATTATTAATCAAAAACTAGACGGCTATATTGACGAAGGCATTGAAAAAGCTGTAGAAAAGGCCAAGAAATGAGATACTGGATTTATTGCGAACCCGCATCAGAAACTTCCAGCGAAGCAGTATACCAGATTTACTCAGATCGTGCAATACTCGATACCTACTGGGACTATTGGTCTAGTACCATGCGTGCAGTAGGTCGGGAGTCGCAAATCTCAGAAAATAATTGTATTACTGATTGGGCTGCCACACACTGGGCTTGGCCAGCAGATCACAAAAGCCTGCAGAAAATTATACAGGCGCCAAAACCGGAATAATTATGGACGCTAATATACAATACGAAAAACTAATCGAAGAAAACATGGACAAAGGTTTTCAGGTTCGACTAGTGGTAAACGACTTTCGCGAAACCACTTACATCCAACTACGCAAGTACTTTTTGTCGTATGAAGGTGAGTGGGTTCCTAGCCGTGAAGGTGTAAGCATTCCAGCCTCGCTGGAAAACATGCGCGGCATTATTGATGGTATGTTGGATATCTGTGCCCGTGCCGAAGGTGAAGAAATTATCACGCACTACTACAACAAAATCAAGGAAAAGCATGAGCAACCTACTCTTTAATATACGTTTTGGTTGTAGGCATTTTCAAATTAGTAGAAATATGCCTTATATTGCTTGGCACTATAACCCTGCACACGAAGGCAATCCCACTAATAAGTGGTTTGCTATTTACTGTGCATTTGGCAAGCACTTTTAAAAATACACTTGAAGCCGCGACCCTAAACTGCTATAATAGTTGCTATGAACAAAATCACACAATATCTCGACTCAGCTTCAGCCGCGTATTACGCAGGTAGCCCATTTATCACTGACGCACAGTTTGATGCGCTTGCTGCGTCAGTAGGCTATAATGCTGTGGGCGCTAAGCAGAACTCAAAAACTGAGCGTCACTTGTATCAAATGTATTCACTGCAAAAGTATTACGAAGATGAAGGTACCCAACCACTCCAAGGTATTAGATCGGTTGCTACAAGCATTAAGCTTGATGGGGCAGCTCTTAGCTTACTTTATGTTGACGGTAATCTTGTTCGAGTTCTTACCCGTGGGGATGGTGTAGAAGGTCAGATTGTAACTGACAAGTTCTTGGGCAATCCTATTGTGCCACAAACTGTGCCGTGGCCAGGCGTTTACCAGATCACTGGCGAGATTGTGGCTCCACTCAATATTGAAAATGCTCGCAACTATGCAGCAGGCGCACTTAACTTAAAAGATGTGTCGGAATTTCAATCACGAGCACTGAGTTTCTTTGCCTATGGCGTTCAGCCTAGCCTACACGAAACATTTAACGCAGACTTGGCAGCACTGCAACTGGCAGGTTTTGGAGTAATCAATGAACCAGATCTCGACAAAATATTCCCGTGCGATGGTGTTGTCTTCCGAGTCAATAACAATAGTCAGTTCTACGAGATGGGGTATACGGCCAAGCATCCGCGCGGTGCGTATGCTAAAAAAGAACGAGCAGCCCACGTTGAAACCAAACTTGTTGCAGTTGAGTGGCAAGTCGGCAAGAGTGGCAAAGTTAGCCCAGTGGCAATTCTTGAACCTGTGCTTATTGGCGATGCTCTCGTCAGTCGTGCTACTCTTAATAATCCTGGTTTTATTCAAATGCTAGACTTGCGTATTGGCGACACCGTGGCCGTTATTCGCGCAGGCATGATTATTCCGTGTATTTTACATAAAGTTGATGCATAAAAAATTTTGGTTGGACAAATTATACCTCATGTGCTATAATATAAGCAAGTGAGGTAAATATGACTACTGGAATTTATGTGTTAAGATTTAATTATACAAATAAGGTTTATATAGGTCAGTCCTTGGATATAGAGGATAGATTTATTAAGCACAAAAGTGCTTTTAATAGAAATGCAGCTGCACCTAAATTACAGCAAGCATTTAATACCTACGGAATGCCTAATCTAGAGCTATTGGTAGAAGCTAACATAGCTGCTCTAAATAGTACTGAAAAAGAAGCTATAGAAATATTTGACTCCGTAAATAACGGATTTAATACTCTTAGTGAGTCTGGTAATCCCATTATGTTTGGAGAAAGATCAGGTACTGCAAAGTATACTAATGAGCAGTATATTTCAGTATTACGATTATTAATACAGAAAGCTCCTACATTAAGTAAGCGTGAAATAGAGGAAATAACAGGTATATCTATATATACAATAAGGCACATAGCTGCCTTAGAAAGCCACTGCTGGCTATCAGAAGTATGTCCTAACGAATATGCAGAGCTGATACGAATAAAACAAGAGTTACCTTACTATTACGGCAAGCAATACCCTTCCATAAAATCACCAGAAGGCAAAGTCTATGAAGTTACTCACGTTACAAATTTTGCCAAAGAACACGGACTACTACAACCAAAACTCACGGAAGTTTTAAAAGGTACTAGAAACCATCACAAAGGCTGGACATTAGCTTAAGCACTAAAAATTTACACTTGTCAAAGCCGTCCCAATCAGTTATAATATAGTCTACAAAGCAATAAACCACTATGAAGATCGAAATCCCAACCGTTTGCCCCTGCTGTAGCTACACACTTGAATTGGTCAATGACCAACTCTTTTGCCGCAACACAGCTTGCGGTGCACAGCTGGGTAAAAAACTAGAGCACTTTTGTAAGACCCTTGGCATCAAAGGCATGGGCCCAAAGACAGTAGAAAAGCTTGACTTACAAGATTTAACTGAGCTGTTCTATCTTGATCTAGACGCTGTAACAGAAGCCTTGGGCAGTGAAAAAACTGCCGCAAAACTACTTGATGAAATTGAACGTGCCAAAGCTGTTGACTTAGCCACAGTATTAGCAAGTTTCTCGATTACCCTAGTTGGCAGCACAGCATCAAAAAAGATTTGTGAAGTGGTTGAGCATATTGATCAAATCACATACGAAACCTGCAAACAAGCCGGTTTAGGCGACAAAGTAACCGAAAACCTAGTTGGTTGGTTACAAACAGATTTCCCTGACTTACGAGAGTTTTTGCCGTTCTCTTTTAAGTCTAATAGAAATTCCAATACAATCAGTAACAACAATTCTAAAACTGTTTGTATCACTGGAAAACTATCTTCTTACAAAACCAAAGCAGATGCTTATCAAGCACTGGAAGCTGCCGGATACAGAGCAGTAGAGTCTGTGACTAAAACCACTGACTATTTGGTTGATGAAGAAGATAAGGCTAGTACAAAACGCAAAAAAGCCGAATCACTTGGCATCCCAATTATAACAAACCTAAATACTTTCTTGAAAGAAAATACAAATGACTGAAAAAGCTACTAAAAACTGGTCTGACGAAGCTGTTGACCAACTGATGCAAATCGTTGGAAGCGAAAGCCCCGTTAGCGTTGATAGCGTTGAGCGTGCTGCTGAACAACTGGGTAAAACTACTCGCAGTATTGCATCTAAACTGCGTCAACTTGACCGTGAAGTTGCTAGTCTTGCAAAAGAAAAAACCAGTGCATTTACACCCGACGAAGGCGCTGATCTTGCCGATTTCGTGAGTGCTAATGCAGGTAACTTGACTTACAAAGAAATTGCTGAAAACTTTGCTGACGGCAAGTTCACTGCAAAACAAATCCAAGGCAAATTGCTGGCCCTGGAACTAACTGGCAGTGTAAAGCCAGCTGAAAAAGTGGAAGTGGCTCGTACTTATACCGAAGCCGAAGAAGCCACTTTTGTGAAAATGGCTGATGCCGGTAACTTTATTGAAGATATCGCTGCCAAGCTCAACAAGACTGTTGCCAGTGTTCGTGGTAAAGCCCTGAGCTTGACACGCAAAGGTCAGATTAGCAAGATTCCAGCACAGCGCGAATCTCATGCCAAAGAATCCGTTGATCCGGTGGTTGCCCTTGGTGATCGTATTCACACCATGACAGTTGCAGAAATTGCAGCTGCTGTTGACAAAACAGAACGTGGTCTGCGTACATTGCTGACTCGCCGTGGTATCAAAGTTGCTGACTATGATGGTGCAGCTAAAAAAGCCAAAGCCGAAGCTAAAGCAGCAGCTTAATCTGGTTTAAACCAATAGCCCGGGAGTCCCATAAAGCTCCCGGGCTTTTTCTGTTTTAGGAGGTCAAAGTATGCGTGTTACAATCACATACCACGACAATGAATCTTTAACAGTAGAGGAAGTAGTTTCTTTTGCAGTTAAAAATTACGGTAAAGCTGCTCAGATAGAAATCACTCCAGAATCTACAATGGCTTATGACCACATTTATTTTGGGCTACAACAGCTACTAACTCACGAGCAATTGAGTTTGTTGTATGACAGTGGTGCAACGTATCAGCAAGATATTAAAAAATTACGAGATCAGATAATGTACAAAGTTACCGAAATCGTAGATCAAGTTATTATTGACAATGAAGCGAAAGTAGGGTAACTTGGATACATCAGCAGTAGTCTTAAACAAATTATTAACAGAACGTAACCTAGATATCTGGGCCAAGCTCAAGTTAGTGTTTTTAGATCCTGCGTATTCTTCCTTGTATAGCGTGGTTAACAAGTACTATGAAAAGTACAGCGCTATTCCGTCGTTCGATGAACTCGAACTAACCTTAAGGGAGGGTCCGGCGTCAAAAACACTGGCGACTCTCCGGTTAACCGAGATACCAGACGTTTCAGCCGAAGTTGCACTGGACGCACTAATCGACCAGTACACTCAGAGTGAAACGGTAAAATTACTAGATAAGTTCGTAGATAAACTGCCACTCTACGACACAAACGAAATAAAAGAAAACTTAGCCACAATTGCGCTAACAATCGAAGAAAAAACCCATACATCTGAAAAGGTGTTTACAATGGCTGACATGATGATGTTTAGCCACCCCGAAGACTTGGAGCGCGAACGTGTTTATCTTGGCCTTAATAACAGTTTTGACAGTGTGCTTGGTGGCGTTGCTCGCCAAGAACTCATTCTCATTGGGGGTAAACGAGGCTCCGGCAAATCTATTAGTTGTAGCAATCTTTTTATTAATCAATATGAGTCTGGTAACAGTTGCATTTATTTCAGTATTGAAATGACTGCCAAAGAGACTATGGAGCGTAACTTGGCTATTCTAGCCAATGTTAATCTTCAAAATCTCAAGCAACACAAGTTAACTGACACTGAAGTTCTGGCAGTTGTAAAAGCTCGTGCTGGTATGTTTGAAGGCGCTGACGAAACTATCAGTGAGTTCCTACGTCATCGTGACAGATTCAAGTTTGAAGAAACACTAGTACGAAACTTTCAGTTAAAAGCAGATAATCAAATGATTATTGTTGATGACCGTGACCTGACCCTAAGCAGCATCGACTTGCACATCGGCAAAGCCAAAGCAAAGTTTGGTGACAAGCTAAAAGTTGCTGTGGTTGACTACTTGAACCAAATTGTCTTAGAAGGAAACGACCAGTATGATTGGAAGCCACAGATTGAAGTCTCAAAGAAGCTCAAAAACCTGGCCCGGAAATACGAAATTGTCATGGTATCTCCTTATCAAATTGACAAAGACGGCGAGGCGAGATTTGCCAAAGGCATCTTGGACGCAGCGGATATCGCGCTTACAATGGAAGCGCATGATAAAGAAACGAATGCGGTTTCTTTCGAAACAACTAAGATTCGTGGTGGCAAGGAGATGGCTTTCACATGCCCAATTGACTGGGACACACTACGCATCTCGCCACAGAGTGTGGACAAGCCTGCTGCTAAAGAATCGGTTAAGCGAGTGAAAAAGTCGCAAGAAGAAACAGTTGCAGTTAATGACAGTGGCGCAGATTTACCTTGGAATGCATAATGAGCGACCCAGTACTAGAACTAATTCAAAAGAATGGCCTAGGCTATCAATCCAGTGGTCGCGACTACTTGATCAAGTGCTTGAACCCAGAACATCCTGACTCAAATCCCAGCTTTCGCGTTGATCGTGTAAGTGGAGTTGCACACTGTTTTGCTTGTGGTTTTAAAACCAACCTTTTCAAGTTTTACGGAGTCTTTACCAATCCGGTTCCAGTAAAGATTGCGGCACTCAAAGAAAAGCTAGCCACACTAAAATCATTTGGACGTGAACTGGACTTGCCACAAGGGTACACACCTTGGACTAAAATGTTTCGCGGTATTAGCCCGGCAACACTCAAGCACTTTGGTGCTTTTTATACCAATCAAGTAGAAAAGCTACAAGATCGTATTGTATTTCCCATTCGTGATATTACGCAAAAAACAGTGGTATTTGTTGGCCGTCACACAATGAGTGCTGGCAATCCCAGATATGTTAACTACCCACAAGGTGTAACAATGCCACTGTTTCCAGCACACCTACCCAGTGGTTATTCGTCAATGGTATTGGTGGAAGGCATATTTGATATGCTTAACTTATACGACAATGGCTGCGAAAACGCAGTATGCGCTTTTGGTACTAAAACTCTTCAAAATGACACAAAACAAAAACTGTTACCATTCCGAGCTCAAGGCATCACGCACATCTACTTGCTTTTTGACGGGGACGAGGCAGGTAACAGTGCTGCAAAAGCACTCAAGCCAGTGCTTGAAGCAGAGGGCTTTGTTGTTGAAATCATCGACTTACCAGACGGCACAGACCCCGGCGATTTAGATCGTGAAAATGTCAGGTCGATTGCAGAGTATGTAAACAAATAATGCAAAAAGAAGAATACCTAGATAGCCTGCCAACCTATCGTCTTAAAATACTCCGAGACCAGTGGAAAGACATATGGCTAAAGCGTCCCAACTACTGGATAGCTGAAACAGAATACAAATTGCTGGACACAATTATCCGTGCCCGAGAGCACAAACAAACTTGAACTATTAGCCCAGATACGCTATAATAAAGTATCACAAGGATTATTACATGAAAATTGCGTTGATTGACAAAGCACCTAACCGTACACGGTATACCGACTATTTTGACTTTGAGTTTGATCACTACCACATGAGTTCGGTGCCAATCACCAAACTGCTTAAAAAAGACGTGGACTTGGTGGTTGACCTAGAGCCTTATGATTTCGTTATCCTGGTAGGTGCAGAAGCCGCCAAAGAATACGCCAAGATTACGTCAGTAACAAACATGGCCGGTCAGCTAGTGGACGATAAGTTTATTGCCATTAGTAACCCGGCTATGCTTGCTTTTAAGCCAGAAGGCAAACCAGACTTTCAACGTGCTTGTGACAAAATTCACAAGTATGTTCGTGGTGAACTACGTGCCACCAAAGTAGTTGGCGATTATGCAGGTATTCAAGATACTGCTGAAGCCAAGCGGTACTTGCGTGAAATCTTAGACAATGCCCAAGGCTATGTTGCCTGGGACACGGAAACAACTGCACTTTACCCACGTGACGGTTATGTGCTAGGGCTGTCGCTGTCATACAAAACACATCAGGGTCGTTATATTGAAACTGATTGTTTAGACGAACTTTGTATTGCATTGCTACAAAAAATTGCCAATACATTCCATCCAGTGTTTCACAACATGAAGTTCGACTTCAAGATGATTAAATATCACCTTGCAATCGACTTTCCACGCGACCGTGTACACGACACAATGGTTATGCACTATGTGCTTGACGAAACTGATAGTCATGGTTTGAAACCACTGGCCCTAAAGTACACCGATTACGGCGACTACGACACACCGCTGGACGAGTTCAAAAAGTCCTACTGTGCCCAGCACGGTATGCTGCAAGAAGATTTTACCTATGACCTTATTCCGTTTGAAACAATCGCTCAATACGCTAGTATTGACACTGCGGTTACATTTGACTTGTTCCATAAATTCTGGCCTATTGTTCAAGCGAACCCCAAGCTACTCAAGGTTTATAGTGAAATCTTAATTCCAGGCACATTGTTCTTGATGGACATGGAAGAAGTAGGCATTCCTGTTAGTCGTGAACGCATGGCTGCTGCTGAAAAGTACTTGGATTACGAAATTGATGAAGCCAAAAAGTTAGTGTATGCATTCCCAGCAGTCAAACAATTTGAACAAGATACTGGTAAGATATTTAATCCCAATAGCGTAATGCAACTTCGTGTTGTGTTATTTGACTATTTGGGACTTAACCCTACTGGTAAAAAGACTGCTACAGGAGCAGTCTCAACCGACGCAGAAGTGCTTGGTGAGTTGTCAGAAGAACACCCACTGCCAGCGGCGATTTTAAAGGTACGTCAACTTGGTAAAATTCAAAATACCTACATTTCCAAGATTCTACCGGAGATTGACCGTGATGGTCGTATCCGCACGAATTTTAATCTTATCTTTACTACTAGTGGTCGTCTTAGTAGTAGTGGGAAGTTCAATGCTCAGCAAATTCCTCGGGACAACCCTATTATCAAAGGTTGTTTACAGGCTCCAGCAGGATATAAGATTGTATCGCAAGACTTGACAACAGCTGAAATGTACTATGCCGCTGTGTTGTCGGGTGACAAGAACTTGCAACAAGTGTTCTCTAGTGGCGGCGACTTCCACTCAACAATTGCCAAAATGGTATTCTCGCTGCCTTGTCCAGTTGAAGATGTTAAAAAGCTGTATGGAAGTATGCGTCAAAGTGCTAAAGCTATTAGCTTTGGTATCTTGTACGGTTCGGGTGCTAACAAAGTTGCTGAAACCGTTACCAAGGGTTTACCAGAAGGCGAAAGCTATCCAGTAGAACAAGCCCGTGACGATATCAAACAATACTTTACAAAGTTCAGCAAACTAAAACAGTGGTTAAATGACAGAAAACGATTCATTGAGCAAAACGGTTACACTTACTCATTCTTCGGACGCAAACGCAGACTACCTAATGTGTTTAGCTCAGATAAAGGCATTGCCGCTCACGAAGTCCGTAGCGGCATTAATGCCGAAGTACAAAGTCTTGCCAGTGATGTTAACTTACTTGGAGCTATGCGAACAGCAAATGAGATTTCGGCAAAGGGCTTAGACGCTAAAATCTTTATGTTGGTTCATGACTCGATTGTTGCGCTTGTAAAAGACGAAGATGTGGTGGAATACTGCGAGATCCTAAAGCGTAACACTCAGCACAGTTGGGGTTGTGAAATCCCTGGCGCACCCATTGGTGTTGACCAAGACGTGGGTGATGACTATAGCTTTGGAGACTGGGAAAAGTTCTATGAATTTAACGGAAATAACCTGGCCCGTGTTCCGGCTAGGTGAGCGTGAGCCACAGCAGCGTGATGGTGTCACATACTACATGGTTAACTATGTTGATGAACAAAATCAAGCTGCTGTGAGCTTTAAAGTCATAGACGATAAAACCGTGCCTGGTAGCACACTGGGCTTGCGCAGACTACACCTAAAATCGCAGGGCGAAAAGCTGTTTGCAATTCGCACTGCGGTTTACTTTTTAGCAGACTTGGTTAAACTTGCAAAATCAAAGACTTGGTTTGTGGATAGTAGTGGTCACACATTTCAGTACCGTAAAACCATACGCGCCAAACTGACCACAAAGCGGATCAAACAAGTTTTACCTGCAAGTGGTCTAGGGTGTGTGGTTGAACTTGTGGGCATTAGCAGCCGTTTTAAATGTATGCGACACCCCACGGAGTTTGAAAGTTATGCCAGAGTCTTACAACACGGCATGGGCTTTATTTTTTATGGCTTTTGTGAAAAATCAGAGCCAGATAGTTGGAGAATGGTCTAATGCCTAAAGCAGTAATATCAAACCGTATTTACATGGATAACCCTGGTGTAGAACATACCAAGCGGGTTATTAGTGCACTTACCTACAAAATCAAAAAAGACACTGGTGCTAAAAAGTTTAGTCCCATAGAAACTATCAAAAACTACAAAGTATTGCCCAAAGGTATTCTAAGTATCCCACAAGGCCGCTTAGACTTAGTGCCCGAAGATTATGAAATCATTGATAAACGAGTGCTTGAGGCAGTACCTTTTCCAACGCCTAAATTTGGTTTACGACCCGAGCAGCAAGTGGTTTATGACCCAATCGACGACACCTGTTTTATCAATGCCCTTGTGGGATGGGGAAAGACTTTTACAGCCTTACACCTTGCACACAAGTTTGCCCAAAAAACTCTTGTTATTACCCACACTGCCGCACTCCGAGACCAGTGGTGTGAAGAAATCGCCGTGTTATTTGGGCAAGAACCCGGCGTTATTGGTGGTGGACGAGTGGACTACGCCGACCACTTTATCACGGTCGCCAACATACAAACCCTTGTTAAGCATGCTGGTGATTTGGCTAAGGAGTTTGGGTGTATTATCTTGGACGAAGCGCACCACTGTCCTGCCACTACATTTGCACAAACAGTGGACGCTTTCCATGCACGTTACAGAATCGCCCTATCGGGCACAATGATTCGCAAAGACGGCAAGCACATTTTATTCGGCGATTACTTTGGACCACTAGTCTATAAGCCGCCACAATCACATACGCTAACACCCACAGTACACATTGTTAAAAGTGGCATTACACTCAAGCCAGGAGTAACCTGGGTGGAGAAAGTATCGGAACTGTTGGAGTCAGAAAAGTATCGTGAGTTTATAGCTGCACTAGCACTCATGCATATTCAAGAAGGCCACAGTGTGTTGGTTATTGCAGACAGAGTAGAATTTCTACACAAAGTAAAGGAATACATTGGTGAAGATTGCGCGGTTGTTACAGGCGATACCGAATACGAAGAACGACAACTTGTTAAGCAGCAAGTGCTTAGTGGAGAAAAGCGTGCCATTGCGGGTAGTAGGCAAATCTTCTCAGAAGGCATATCTATTAACTCGCTTAGCTGTGTGATTCTTGCCGCCCCAATGAGCAACGATAGTTTGCTAGAGCAAATTGTGGGCAGGGTACAGCGTATGCATGACGGTAAACTAAATCCACTAGTAGTGGACATTAACTTTGCTGGCTATGCTGATAAAAAACAAAACAATGACAGACTTGCGCTTTACTTACGTAAAGGCTGGCAGGTAATAACGGTATGATAAATTTACACTTGTCAAACGTTGGTCAATGTAGTATAATATAGTCTTAGCAACACATTATGGCCTTATTCTTCAACTTAGAACTACTGGAGTCTGAAACCAACTGTGACCCTAAATTAATGCTACAAATGTTGGAACGGCATTCTGGCAAAAAACTAATACCGAAAAACCATCGCGACACAAATAATTACCGCAACCTTGTCGGACACAGTTTTTTACTAGACGCCGCTTCACTTTTTGATGACACCACGGATATAGCTTTTAAAGCACAATATATTCGACTAGCAGGAAGACGCGATTATAGCTTGTACAAATTGTACAAAGTTACCCATTTAGACTTGAGTTATTTCAAAGACCTAGACTTAGATACACTTGCACACAATCCCCTGCTCAAAATAACACAAAACAAAATATATTTCAAATACGAGAATTAAACAATGGCAATTTCATTTAAAAACACCAAAGGCAAAGCAATTTCCAACAAAGTTGAGGCTTTTGAGTACAAAGACGGCGAAAACACAGTCAGATTGATTGGTGGCGTATTGCCCCGTTATATTTACTGGTTGAAGGGTGCAAACAACAAAGACATTCCAGTTGAATGCTTGGCTTTTAGCCGTGACAAAGAAAAATTCGACAATCTGGAAGTCGATCACGTTCCTACCTACTTTCCAGACTTGAAGTGCTCATGGTCGTACACAGTTAACTGTATTGACCCCAAAGACGGCAAAGTCAAAGCACTTAACTTGAAAAAGAAACTGTTTGAGCAAATTGTAAGTGCAGCCGAAGACTTGGGTGACCCAACCGATCCAGACACCGGCTGGGATGTTGTGTTCAAGCGTACCAAAACAGGCCCACTGGCTTTTAACATCAGCTATGATCTAAGTGTGTTACGTTGCAAGCCACGCAAGCTAACTGATGCTGAACGTGCTGTGGCTGACGAAGCCAAGTCCATTGACGAAAAGTACCCACGTCCAACTGAAGCCGAAGTACTAGCAACCCTGATAAAAATTACCACAAACACTGACGACGGCGACGCAGGCGATGACGCTGCTCAAGAAGCTGTTAAAGAACTAGGTTAAACAACACATAGCCCGCTAAACTTAAAAGCTTAGCGGGCTATTTTGTCTCGTATAATATGAAAATACTCTTTACAGCAGACGTACACATCAAGCTGGGTCAAAAGAATGTTCCAGTTGCCTGGGCTAAAAATCGCTTCAAAATGTTTGTTGAGCAGTTTGCAGAAATGCAAGAATCAGCAGACTTGGTAATCATAGGTGGTGACGTGTTTGACAGACTACCAACCATGGACGAAGTAGAACTCTACTTTGACTTTGTGGAGTCATTTACAAAGCCCACACTGATCTATCCAGGCAACCACGAAATGTTGAAAAAAGACACAACATTTTTAACAAACCTAAAAAGGTCCACACATCGCTTAAACCCACTGGTAAGTGTAATTGACGATTACTACCAAAATTGCGGCTTTGACATTGACATTATTCCCTACAACAAGCTAAAAGATTACGAAAAGAATGGCAGAGCTTTTGTGGGCCGTATTCTTTGCACACACGTTCGTGGCGAGATTCCACCACACGTTAAACCAGAAGTAGACTTGGACATATTTGCCAGCTGGCAGGTTGTCTTAGCCGGTGACCTACACAGTTATGAAAACTCTCAAAGAAATATTCTTTACCCTGGTAGCCCTTATACTACTAGCTTTCATCGTTCCAGGGTTGATACCGGTGCTATTCTGCTTGATGCTAGTAGCTTGGAACATCAGTGGCTTAAATTCAACTTGCCGCAACTCATTAAGCGAACAATTGCCGCAGACGAAACGCCAGTTCCCACAGACTTTGATCATACCATGTACGAAGTCCAAGGCGACATGCAAGAGCTTGGAGAATTAGCCGATAGTGAGCTTATTTCTTCAAAAGTTCTCAAACGTGATACTGATAGTGCACTAATCCTAGACCCTGAAATGTCGCTGGATGCAGAAGTTCGCGAATACTTAACTTATATCTTAGAATTACCAGAACCCACAATTGACAAGGTTCTCAAGGAGATGCAAAATCATGCAGAAAAACTCACCTAAATCAGCGCAAGTATGGTCACAAACAAACTGCCCTGCCTGCACCGAAGCCAAGCGACTGCTGGACTTACATGGTATTGCAATCGAAGAACGTATGTTGGGTATTAACGGCTACACTAAAAAAGACTTAATTGAGCTAGTTCCACAAGCACGCAGTGTTCCACAAATTTTTGTAGATGGTGTGTATGTTGGTGGCTTACAAGAACTAAAACGAAAACTCGCACATGATAACAATAAAAACACTAGCATGGTCTAATGCTTTCAGTTACGGCGCGGACAATTCTATTGATTTTTCCAATGCACAGCTAACGCAGCTGGTAGGCAAAAACGGCCACGGTAAAAGTTCTATTGCACTTATCCTAGAAGAAGTCCTGTTCAACAAGAATTCAAAGTCAATTAAAAAAGCCGATATTATCAATCGCTATGTTGACAGCAAACACTACGAAATCTCGCTGGTGTTTGAAAAAGACGGCACAGAGTACACAATCAACACACGTCGTGGTAGTACTCAAACCGTTAAGCTGTTTCGTGGTAGCACAGACATTAGTGCACACACCAGCACACAAACTTACAAAGCCATTGAAGAAATCTTGGGATTTGATCACAAGAGCTTTAGTCAGATTGTGTATCAGTCAAATGCTGGTAGTCTAGAGTTTTTAACTGCACCTGACACAGCACGTAAAAAGTTCTTAATTGAAATCTTGAACTTGGGCAAGTATACTCAAGCACAAGAAGTTTTTAAGGAAACTGCTCAAGAGCTAAGCCGTGATATTGCCAAAGTGCAGGCTCAAGTAGACACTGTTAATGCTTGGTTAACCAAGTATGCCAACACAAACCTGTTACCTAAACCGCTGCAAGCAGTTCCCACAGTTCCAGATGAACTGGTAACTGGTAGTGCTGAGCTTGAAACGCAAATTGGTAGCTTAGAAGCTATTAATAAACGTATCACGCAAAACAACACTTATCGCCAGCTACAGTCAAAAATCAAGCTGTTTCCAATTCCTGAAAAGCCCAGTGAAGATGTGCGTCCATTGGTTACCGAAAGCACTCAGCTAGACAAACAAGTAGTTGAGCATTCAAAAACAATTCGTGATTCGCAAGCATTTGTTAAAAAGATTGCTGCACTGCACGGAACGTGCCCGACTTGTTTACAAGAGATTGATGAAGCCAAGATTGCTGAACTAGTAGCTGAGCAAGAAAAAATTCAAGACTTTGCACAAACCAGCAATATGGCACTAACAGCACGTATTCGTGAACTAGACGCACTACGTGCAGATATCGTCAAACGTACTCAAACCTGGGAAAACGCAAACAAGTCCAGTGAAGAATGGGAAAAGTACCATGCACTTATTGACCCAGAAATCAGCACAGACTTGTTAGACAAAAACGAACTGGATTCAAAGTTTCAAGCACTGCAAACTGCAATCAGCAACTTAAAAACTGCGATTGCACAAGCCGAAAAGCACAACTTGGCTGCTAGTGCACACAATGCGCGTGTGGAGTCATTGAGCACTCAGATCACTGAAATGAATAGTGAGTTGGAAACCTACAGCACAAACTTACACGAGCTATCAGAGCGCATGAGTACTGTTAACGTGCTAACAAAAACGTTTTCAACCACTGGCTTAGTGGCTTACAAAATTGAGTGCTTGGTCAAAGACCTAGAAGAAATCACAAACAGCTACTTGGTTGACTTGTCAGACGGTCGTTTTCAAATTGGTTTTAAAATTTCGGCTAGTGATAAACTAAATGTGGTTATCACAGACAATGGTCGTGATATTGAAATACTGGCACTAAGCGGTGGTGAACGTGCCAGAGTTAACGTAGCCACATTGTTAGCTATTCGCAAACTAATGCAGACCCTAAGTTCAAGCAGAATTAACTTGTTGATCTTGGACGAAACAGTTGAGGCACTGGATGTGGATGGCAAAGAACGACTAGTAGAAGTTCTACTAGGCGAAGAACACCTAAACACCTTTTTGGTATCGCATGGATTTACACATCCCTTACTAGAAAAGGTAAATGTTGTCAAACACAACAACATATCACAAATCGAGGTATAATATGATTAAAATTGAACGAAGCACTGCGGTTAAACCAACCATTATGCGAAATGGTGTGCGCCAACCAGTAACACTAAACATGACGGTTACCGCAGAGGAACTGGCCAGCTTAACTGCTGAAAGTGGCACAGTTACCTACAGCGTAGACGAACTGGAGGTTAAGACTGTTGACTTTCGATCAGTCCCCGCCCCTGAGCCAATGGTTGACACAGCCCCAGCCGCTGAACCTGTGGCTGCCGCCAAGGTTGCCAAGCCCATCGTACAACCTGCACGTAAAACTGCCAGTGCGACGCAAGCGTAATGGTCGTTGATGCCCGAGCAAAAGGTGCGCGCACAGAAACTGTGGCGCGTGACCTCTTGCGTAAACACACCGGTTTAGGGTGGGAGCGAATACCTGGAAGTGGTGCCCTAGACCCCAAGCATTTGCTAAAAGGCGACTTATACGTTCCAGGACGCACTAACTTATGGTGCGTGGAAGTAAAAGGCTATGCCGAAGACCATCTTACTTCACAGCTGCTTACCTCAAAAACTCCGCAACTAGTGGAATTTTGGCAGCAAACCATACGTCAAGGCCAGCAAGTTAGTAAAAAGCCACTGTTAATATTTAAGTTTAATCGCTCAAAGATTTTTGTGGCTTTTGAAGATATGCCAAACAGCGATGCTTATCGCTGCATTTACTACAATCATGAAAGCCATGAGTTCTATATAGCACTCCTAGAAGATTGGTTGCAGCATGAGCATCCAGAATTTGTAACTTGAAATACTTTGGTTTTTAGTGTATAATATACACTTAACCACAAAGAATACACCATGAGTATTACATTTAAAAAAGCCACAGAATCAAACAACACGCTGCTGGTTGTTGATGCCTTAAACTTGGCATTTCGCTACAAGCATAGTGGAGCCACAGATTTTGCCACTGATTACATTCGCACAGTAGACAGCTTAAAAAAGTCCTATAAAGCATCGCACGTTATCATTACATGTGACCAAGGTAGTTCTAGTTATCGCAAAGCACTTAGTCCTGAGTACAAGCAAAACCGCAAAGACAAACAAGAACAGCAAACAGATGCAGAACGTGCAGCTTTTGAACTGTTCTTTGAAGACTTTTTAGCAACTATTGCCACTATCGAAACCACAACCAGCTATCCAGTGCTAAAGTTTCAAGGCGTAGAAGCCGACGACATTGCTGCTTATATTGTATCACAAAAGTCTAAGCTTAGCACAGACGATATCTGGCTTATCAGTTCAGACCGTGACTGGGATTTGCTAGTACAACCCGGCGTCAGTCGATTCAGTTACGTTACACGCAAAGAAGTTACCCTTGACAACTGGAATGACCACTATGAATTCAATCCTGAAGATTACATTAGTATTAAGTGCCTTACAGGTGACAGCGGCGACAATGTTGCTGGTGTCCCTGGTATTGGGCCTAAACGAGCAGTTTCACTTGTGGCTGAGTATGGCAGCACTTACGACATTATCGCAAGTATTCCACTACCAGGCAAGTACAAGTATATTCAAGAGCTAAACAAGTGCAAAGACACACTAATGCTTAACTACCAGCTAATGGACTTGGTAACACACTGCCGTGAAGCCATTGGTGACCCCAACATCAAACAAATCGACCAAATCTTAGAACTTTACCTACAATGAGTAACCAATTTTATATTAGCAGCGGCAGCAGCAGCAGCAACTGCATCACAGAACCCACAATTGACTGCCAACTACAGCCAGGCGCAAAACTACCACAACGTGCACATCCCAATGACGCTGGTGCAGATTTGTTTGCACTTGAAGCACATGAAATTTATCCCGGCGAACAAAAACTTGTGGATACAGGAGTAGCGGTCAAAATTCCACAAGGGTTCGCAGGCTTTATTTATAACAGGAGCTCGCAAGGGAAACGTGGGATTACAATCCCACATAGTGTTGGCGTAATAGATGCTGACTATCGTGGAAATTTAAAAGTTTTGCTAAAAAATATTTCGGAAGACCCTTATGCGATTGAGGCTGGAGACCGAATTGCACAACTGGTAGTGCAGCGAGTAGAACTTCCCACATTCCGTGATGCATGGAATGACACACAACGCGGTACTGGCGGTTTTGGTAGTACCGGACAATAACTGAGAAAATATTATGAAACATTTTGTATTAATGCTGTTAGTGGCCACACTAACAGCTTGTGGCGGTGGCAACACCCCAGAATTGCCAAAAGCAGTAAAGCTGTCTGACAAAGCCATTGCTGAGTTGCCCACACCTTTTGTGTTAGGTCCATCAGGAACTGTTGCAGTACCTGAAATCCCTGTAGTAGGTCCAGGTCCAGCAGCTCAACTGCCTTTTGTAATTGGTCCGGTAAAAGGCCCACAGGTTACACTAACACCTACGGTGGTAATTGGGCCTAGTCCAGTTATCCAACCCACAATTAACTACTGCACAGACGGATTTGTAGTTGGACCTTGTGTAAAATTAGATTCTACCTGCAAGCCAGATGCGAGTGGATTCGTAGCAGGTCCCTGTACTCAATAAATCAAGGAAATAAATGAACCTACCATCAACACGAGCACAAGTAATTACACGTCGTACATACAACCGCCCTACCTCAGACGACGGAAAACAATTTGAAACATGGGCAGAAACAGTTGCACGTGTTATTGACCACCAACAGTGGTTGTGGGAGCGGGCAGTTGGTCGTGACTTAAACGACCTAGAATACTCGGAACTTTATGATCTTGAGCAACTAATGCTAGATCGCAAAGTGCTAATGAGTGGTCGCACACTGTGGCTTGGCGGCACTAACGTAGCCAAAACACGTGAAGCATCTCAGTTCAATTGCAGCTTTACACACGTTGAAACAATCTATGACGTAGTAGACGTCTTATGGTTGTTGCTACAAGGTTGCGGCGTTGGATTTAAACCAATTGTAGGAACGCTAAATGGATTTTCAAAGCCAATCAAGAACATTCGAGTGGTTAGAAGCACACGCACTGCCAAAGGTGGCAATGAGCACAACGTTGAGTACTGGGAACCAGACACCAAAACCTGGACAATTCAAATCGGAGACAGTGCAGAAGCCTGGGCAAAGTCAATTGGCAAACTACTGGCTGGAAAATATTCCGCTGATACGCTCGTACTCGACTTTTCGCAACTACGACCAGCAGGTGAAAGACTAAAAGGCTATGGATGGATTTCAAGTGGCGACAGTGCTATATCCACTGCATACGTGGCTATTGCAAATATCCTCAACGGCCGTGCTGATAGTTTACTTACTCGGATGGATATCCTCGATATTGTTAACCACCTGGGTACTATTCTATCTAGTCGTCGTAGTGCCGAGATCGCTTTATTTGACTATGACCAGCCAGAATGGGAAGAATTCGCAGTAGCCAAAAAAGACTGGTGGTTGCATAATAACCAGCACCGCACACAATCAAACAACAGTTTAGTATTTAAAAAGAAACCACTAAAAACCGACTTAGAACGCATCTTTGGGATGATGACTGAAGCCGGTGGTAGTGAACCAGGATTTATCAATGAAGTTGAAGCACTCAGACGCGCTCCGTGGTTTAAGGGAGCCAATCCATGCGTTGAAATCTTACTCGGTAATAAGGCTTTCTGTAACCTTACCGAAACTGACATTGCCAAGTTCAAAGGCGACACTGCCGGTTTGCACAACGCTATACGACTGGCAGCTCGTGCCAACTACCGACAAACGTGTGTTAACCTTCAGGACGGCATTCTTCAAGAGTCTTGGCACCTTAACAACTATTTCTTACGACTTTGCGGTGTAGGCTTAACTGGTATTGCAATGCGTCCTGACATGGGCAGCTATGACTATGAATACTTAAAGCGTACTGCCACATCGGCTGCTGTGGGTATGAGTTTAGAACTGGGTTTACCTGCTCCCAAGAACGTAACTTGTATCAAGCCTTCAGGCACTCTCAGCAAAATCATGGATTGCCCAGAAGGAGTACACAAACCACTAGGAAAGTACATTTTCAACAATGTTCAGTTTAGCAAACATGACCCGGTGGTTGAAAAACTACGTCAAGCGGGTTACCGTGTTATTAATCATCCTGTTGATGATTCTGGAGTTCTTGTTACGTTTCCAGTAATGTGGGATGGAGTTCCATTTGATAAAGTTGACGGCAAAGAAGTTAATATCGAATCAGCTGTGGTACAGTTGGAGCGTTACAAACTATTGCAAACTAGTTGGAACCAACAGAACACATCAGTAACTATTAGTTATGATCCCGGCGAAATTCCTGCGATCATTGACTGGTTGTTACTAAACTGGGATTGTTATGTGGGTGTGAGTTTTATCTATCGCACAGACCCTACTAAAACTGCCAAAGACCTTGGATACTTATATCTTCCACAAGAAGTAGTAACAGAAGAAACTTACCACGAGTACGTTAAAACACTTTTAACAGTAGACTTAAATAACACCAACAGTTTTGACGAAATTACCGATGCAGAGTGCGCCACGGGAGCCTGTCCTATAAAATGACGTAGTAAAAATTTGTACTTGAAATATTGTGTCCAAAATAGTATAATATAAAATATTTGTTAGGACACAATATTATGACTATAGGCATTTATTTACTAAAATTTAATGGAACTAATAAAGTTTATGTGGGTCAATCTCTGAGAATAGAAGAAAGATTGACTAAACATAAATACAACCTAGCAAATAATATTGCCTCAATTAAATTGCAGCAAGCTTATTTATTATATGGTGTACCTTACTTAGAAGTATTACTAGAGTGTACTTTAGAAGATAATTTAGATATGCTTGAAAATGAGGCTATTGAGATTTTTAATTCTGTTAATAATGGATTTAATATTAACTCAAAGGCGGGCGGCGGAGGTACTGGACTACAGGGAGACGCACACCCTAATTCCAAGTACTCAAAAGAAACAATACTTACAGTTTTTAAAAATCTTTTACTGGACATTCCGTTTAAGGATATTGCAAAAACTACTGGAGTAGAAATTTCTACTATTCGCGATATATCAAAAGGTAAATCACATAAATGGTTAGCTTCACTATACTCAGAAGACTATGAATGTTTACTTAGTCTGAAACATAATAGGTCAATTAATACCGCTAAACATAAAAATATAAAGTACCCTATTATACTATCACCAAATAACACTGCATACACTATAAGTAATCTTAGCGAATTTGCTAGACAGCATGATCTTAATAAGAGCCACTTATGTGGAGTCTTAAATAAGGTAAGAAAAACCCATAAAGGCTGGAAACTAGCCTAAACCAACTAACCAACCATAAACATGAACGATATTAAAATCAACCTTTCTGACCTGTCTGTTGACGAAGTTAATGCTATCCTAGCCGGACTGCAAGAACTGCCTGCTAAAATCTGCAATCCGCTATCTCAAAAAGTTCGCGCACAAGCAGAAGCCCAGTTGCCACAACCAGCACCACAGCCAGCAGCCGAATAAATAGGCAAAGAAAAAGCCCCCGCATCAGAAGATTCGGGGGCTTTTTTGTCGTCAAATTTTTGTAGGGTGCGCCAGTGCACTTGCCCAAAAATATCCTGCATAATTTCTTATTACCGTGCATTTTTGCTCCTGGAACCCTAAAAGTTGTGTTGCACTACATACCATTTTGTTGTATAATTATATCAGTTCTTAAATTTTAGGAACTGCGCAGTGATACGCAGTATCATATCTATCCACAACACAGAAATTTATTTATATGGATGATAACACAACTGGCGTACCTGTTTCCCCGGCTGCAACCGAGGAAGCTATGGAAGCGCTTAAAAAACAGGCTAGTTTTGCTGACCAATATTACAAGCAACTAGTATCTCAAGCAAAAGAAACTTTAAAGGAGCCTAAAATGGCAGAAGTAATGACACCCGGTATGATTATGGGTATGGGCGGTAGCAATGATGGTGGTTTCGGCGGAGGCGGTTTAATCGGCGGTCTTATCCTAGGAAGCCTACTACGCAACAACGGTAACTTACTAGGTGGAGACGGTAGTGGTGCAGCCCTAGGCGCTACACTACGTAATCCACCAGAACAAGACATGGCTAACATGAGCCTAATGCAAAGCATTGGCGCTGTTGACAAAGCAGTAGCTGTATCAACAGCAGCAATGGAAGCCTCACAAGCTAACCAAACTATTGGTATTAATGCAGCACTAAATGCAGTTACTCAAGGATTGTCTCTACGTATTGACAACGTAAAAGACGTAGTTAACACAAACGCAGTTGCACTAATGCAAGGTCAGGCAGCTATTAACCAGAACGTAATGGAAAACCGTTATGAACTAAGCAAGGATATTAGTGCTGATGGTGAAAAGACTCGTGCACTGATTACTCAGCAATACGAATTAAACCTACAGCGTCAACTAGCTGATGCTAATGCAGCTATTATTGAGCTACGTAGCCGTGAGTTTAGTGGCGCTGCTGCACGTGGTGTTGAGGTTACAACAACCAACAACATCAACCAGATGCAACAACAGCAACAAACTCAAGCTCAGTATGGCCAATTGGCCAACTTGATCTGGAGCTTAGGTCAGAGCATTCGCAGCGAAAATGCTGCAATCAACGTTGGAAGCGGAACACAAACTGCTAACCCAAGCAACACAAATACTAACATTCGTTAATATTGCTAGCCCCCGCAGCCACAAGCCGTGGGGGCTTTTTTGTTAAGGAACTAACATGCAATATCAAACAATGCCATTTGGCTGGAGTATGCCACCGTACTTGCCGCTTCCTCCAACAATTGATGACCGTGACTTGTTTATAAACAGTGTGGTAAACGGCGGCCCAGGTACGCCTGGACCAGAAGGGCCCGCAGGTCCGCCAGGGCCGGCAGGTGTAGGAGTTGCCGGAGCAGAAGTAACTGATAATCCAGGGGACTTACTATTACTGCTAACTGATGGTACAATAGTGAATGCAGGCCCTGTAATAGGGCCACCTGGACCACCTGGACCACCTGGACCACCTGGACCACCTGGACCTGGCAAAGGCTGTGTGTGCAATACTGTGACTATTACCGAAGACTATTGTGCTAGTGAAACCGATTGCTATATTGGTGCACAGCTAAAAGATAAAGCAACGGTTACACTGCTCAACTCAGTACCTCCAGGTACCAAACACACAATCAAATTAGAATTTGGAGCACCTGTTGGTAATCGAAAATTAACGGTACAGCCAGAAGCACCAGCACTAATAAATGGTGTTACCGCAATTACAATGACGACTCCTTATGAGTCACTTAATGTAATTTACAACAACAACAACTGGTGGACAATATAAGGAATAATATGGAAGACCTAAAACTGGCACTTAAAAGTGCTTTTGCAACAACTTATGCGTTCTTAGTCAAAGCTGAAAACTTTCACTGGAACGTAACAGGCCCCGACTTTTTGCAGTATCATGAACTGTTTGGAAAAATTTATGATGAGGTAGATGATGAGCTTGACGATTTTGCTGAGCGTGTTCGCGCTTTGCGCTGCTGGGTGCCTGCTAGCTTTTCACAACTTGCAGAACACTCAACGATTGCTGACACTTTGGAAGTGCTACCAAAAAATGAAATGTTGCGCACGCTATACGTTGACAACGGAAAAGTACACGAAGAACTCATAAAGGCTTATGCGCTAGCTGAGCAGTATGGTGAGCATGGATTAAGTGCTTTTTTAAGTGAGCGTATTGATGCACATCGCAAACATGGCTGGATGCTTTACTCAAGCATGGCTGTTTAAACAAAAGCCCGCAACTATTGCTAGTTGCGGGCTTTTTTATTGTGTGTCCTCTAGACTATCTTCGTCGTCAACGTCATCATAGTCAATTATACCTTCAGGTGCTAGCTCACTAAATACCAGTACTAATATATCACGATAAGGTTGTTCGACCAAATGTAAGTCTAACAAGTAAGTGTCTAAGTGATTGTTGCGTAGCAGTTGTGCATGATACATAAACTGACCGAAAGCATCTAAGCTTTCGGAAATATTTTCGTTAGCGTAGTTTTCTATGGTTTGTGCTGCTGCCATTAGCATCATGTGTGGAATCTGCGATTTTGTAACTGTTACCAAGCGCAATGCTTTGGCTTCACGTGCACGCATAATTTGATTACGCTTGCTAGTACTCCACGAGTATCCACCATCACCACCCCACAAGTCCCAGGCTACTCGACCTTTGCTTGGAAAACCTTCTTCACCACTGCGAAATCCTGTTGCTTTTTTATCAGGTTCATGACGGCTAAAAAAGCTGTACATGCGTAAGACAACACTTTCCGAAAGTGGTTCACGATCTTTGAGTTGATTAGCTCTGGCCAAACCAACTAGCGTACCGCCAGGCTCGCCGTCTGCTTTCCACTTTAAGGCACGTTTAGCGGCAGTTGCCATGCCGGTTGTTGGTTTGTATGTTTTTGCCATATTTATCTATAAGCCATAATAATTTGTTTACACATCTTTGAACGAACAATGTCTTCGTCAAGAAATTCTACCACTTCGATACCTTCAATACCATCTAGGCGCTCTACGGCATCAATTAAACCAGAAGCGTCGCCTATGTCGCTTTGACATTCGTCGCCTGAAAAGATCATTTTGCAGTTCTTGCCAATGCGTGAAAGCAACATTTTCATTTCTTCACGAGTGCAATTTTGTGCCTCATCTACAAGCACAATGCAGTTGTCAAATGTAGTGCCGCGTAAGAATCCTAGTGGAGTAGGGTCAATGTTTTTGGCCTTTAAACAATACTCATAAAAGCCTTTGCCTAGGGCACGAGTAAAGATTGCGTCAAAAGGCAGCAAGTATGGTGCGTATTTTTCTTCTAGTGTACCGGGTAGGAAGCCTAGGCCCCTGCCGGTTTCAATATTTGGACGGGTTAAGATAACCTTGTCTACGCGTTTATAGTACAACTCTCTAGCAGCATAGTTGGCTGCAATAAAAGTTTTACCAGTGCCTGCACTACCTATTCCAAATATAACGTCATTGTTCTCAATTGCATCTAAGTATTCACCTTGTACAAAGTTTAGTGGTTGAACTTCTTTAAAGGTGTAGTTGCGTTGAGGCTGAGGCTCTTCAAAGCCTTCGTGCTTACTTTGACGCAGTCTAGACTTTTCTGCCTGTGTGGGGCGCTCACTAGACTTTTTTGCTGGAAAGGTGCGATGGGATTTACCACTATTTCTTGCCATGTACTTCCTTGTTGGTTGATAAAAATCCTGGGTAACGCATTATTTTACCACAGGATTTGTACTGTGTCAATTAAAAAATTATTTACCCTGCTTTTCTGGCACTTTTGTACCTTCTAGCTTTTTATGAACTTTTACTTCTTTGCACACTTCTTTGGGCTTTTTGGTTTTGGCATCGACCTGCTCAACACATACCCGCTTGGTTTCAGCGGTGGCAAAAACTGCTGCTGGCGCCAATAAGCTTAAAACTAATGCAAGTGTAATCAGTGGTTGTTTCATTTAAATCTCCGGTTGAGGTGCAAGCTGTGGAGCTGGCTTGCCGTTTATAAATCTGATCTCGGCTGTGGCTGTGCCGTTGAATCCTTGCGTGGTACTTAAACCTGGACTAAATGTTGGTTCTTGTTTTGGTACGTAACTGGTTTTGGCTGCTGCAGCTGCGTTTTCTTGCGCTTGCTTCATTAGTGCTAAACTGGCATCTACTTCTTCTTTTGATCCACCTGCTAGCATAATACCACTTAGTGTACCAGTTAAAAACGTAGCAATTGGCACAATTAGTTCAAAAAACTTCTGATCAATTGGGCTGATAGCATTTAGTGGCTGTGTTACAAAGATTAAGCTGTATAACACAACAAACACAATTCCTGTTAGGGTAAGTGCTAGACATACCCCAATAAAGAATTTTAAACGAGCCATTAGCTGCTCGTCACTGTATAAAAATTGATTACTTTGCACAAGTGGCTCCTGAGGTTGGGGTTGGTGCTGCGGGCGTACCAGTGGCTTGTGGGTCAATGCGCGGATCGCGCTGGCCTTTAAATACATGGTCTGGACAAGTACGTGTTACATCACAGAGTGGTCGCTTGCATTGAGCTGTTTCCCAATTTGCAGGATTCTGGCAAGGATAACGAAAACGATCGCCACCAAAAAATGCCAGTGTAACTGGTAGTAGTACAAGTATTCCCAGCCACTTAAATAATTTAAGGTCTGTGTTCATTTTATTTTCCTGCTAGCGGGTTATCAATGGCTTTTTGTATTTTGCTGTCCACTTCTTTTTTCAGTGTTTCAACTTCACGTGAAATTTCACGGCGAGCAGTTGCCATTTCACGACGAATTGCATCAACTTCACTTTTTGCCTTGTCCAAGTCTTCGCGAACATCTTTGCGTGCTTGACGCATTTCGGACTCGGTTTCACGCTGTGCTTGCTTTACACTGCGCTCAACTTGTTCAGTTACTGACTCATTGCGGCGAATATCTTGTTTTAGGTCAGTTTTTATATCACGAGTATAGTCTGTTGTTTTTGAGGAGTTTTCTTCAATAACAGCCAGGCGCTTGTCAAACTGTGACAAGTCAGGACTAACATATTCGGCTATTTTCTTTTTCATGCCTTGGTAGTCTTTGTAGACTTCAAAAGCTCCATAAAGACCGCCCAGCAGCGAGCTTACCAGTGTAAAGGCTACCATTAGTTTAGCTGGCGTAAACTCATAGCCACCAATACTAATAACAGTGTCTTTGCTGGCGTATTTTTTGGTAGCAGATTCTAGCTCATCTACTTTTTTGTTTATATCTGTGGACATAATATCCTTTATTTGTTAACCACGTTCTCAAACTTTAGTGCTCGCAAGTTTTGCAACTCGCGTTCTAACTTTTGAACTTCCATACGCTTCTTTTTTAACTCTAACTGATATAGTTCGTTACAGTCTAGGCGAGTTTTGGGTGCACCTATTGGTATTGTAATTCTACCATATACACCAACATCACGTTGTTGCATATTTAAATCGGTTGTTACTGTTGTAGGCGCTCGGTTAATAACACCTATTACACCAAATTCCAAGTTTGTGGCACTGCCTATTGCCATAGAACAGTCCAGGCCGTCAGCACGAAAACTATCGGATTGATAGCTGCCTGTTGCACCTGGTAGTGCTAGGTTAAGTGAGTTGTTTTGAGCAAACGCAGGCACCCACAAACCAAAGAGTAGTGCACAACATACTAATCTAAGCATTATTTAACCTTAGAACATATTTTTGATGAAATCACTGTGTCCTTTGCGTCTTGTTTACGCATTCTAGACTCAGTGCAGATATAGACTATGCGAGATAAATCTTGGGCTTTAATGTACACGTTCACAGGTTTTGTTTCAAGATACCGGATGCCTATCAACTTGTTTTCAGTAGCAAAAGGCAATGGTTTCCAATCTGCGTCATAAACATCTAGTTCATAGTACTCAACGTCTTGGCGTTTGTTAAAAAGTTCCATTCGAGTACTAAGTACTCCGTCTACAAAAGAAACACCAAACTTAGGGTAGGTAGGTGTAAATTGGTGTGCCATAACAGGCACACCAAGCAAGCATAGGCTAAATACTAGGCTCTTTACTAGTTTGTGCATAGGTTATAGTGCAATACATTGTGCTAACACAACTGATTTGTATTCGCCCATTGGAAATGATTTGCCAAAACCATATTCAGCTTTTGAAGTAGCAGAAAACCAAACAGTGCCTTGTACTGTTAAGTTAATCTCAGTCATGTTACCGTTGTACACACGTTTGGATGTTGTATAAGCAGACATAGCAGCATTTGTAACTTTACTTACATCAACATTGCTAGACCAGGTTACTGAGTCTGCTAACGTAGGAGAAGTAGTAAAGTTATCTGGTGTAGTAATAACTGCTTTGTAGTAGCCTGCTTGAATTACGTCATAACGTACAACAGCAGGTCGGCCGCCGTCAGCGGCAAATGTACTAAGTACTTCTGGTGTTGGGTTACCGTAAATACCTGGAGTATCTACGTTAATAATACATTTTGAGGTAACCACTCCACGAATAGGTACTTCAGTTGCACCAGCAGTAAAACCCAGTGTTAGTGCAGCTGCCAGGATAAGTTTTTTAATCATGTTAATTCCTTACTTTTTAATCATATACTGCAAATCAACTAGTTGATTGTGCAGACGTTGTTGGCTCAGGTTAAGTCTACGACTATTACTGCTATCTGGTAACTTTTTATCTGCGTACTCGAGTACGTCTTTGTACACGCCTCCAGGTATTTGCTGGCTATACGCCCTAATACCTGGTATGTTATTTAAAGCTAACAAGGACTGAGCCAATCCTGTAGCTTGTGCTGTTAACAGCGCATTACGAGCTGTGTTGGTTGATTTTGCAGTTAAGCCTGTGTTGGCATTGGCCAACATAAACTTTTCTGAGTTTTCTTGTTGTTGTGGATCTGGTACATACTGTTTGGTTTGGTAGCCTTGCACAACAAACTCGTCTTCACTGTAGCCAAATGTGCTAGGTGACTTGTAGTTGGGACAAGCTGGGTCTGTGACAACTTGAGCACTGCAAGTATCGTAAGTATAGCTGTAGAATACGCTGTAGTCAACAACCCTGCCTGTTCCACTGGTGGCAATCTCACCAGGACCCCACTGTTTTCCAGGTATGTTAGCTACCGGCACAGTTTTTGTTATAGTATTGCCTGGCAAGCCTGTCCAATCATCTTGACTTCTGAAAACATAGCCAGTGCCGGTTGCAGACAAGTTTTGCACACCTACCACAAAACTGTCTTGGGTTTGTTTTTGTGCAGTATACTGATAGTTAACTGCATTAACGGACAGGCCTGTGTACTTTGGAAGTATGTTGTTCATGGTCCAGGCCAGCCCACTGGCTGCAGCATTTGGGGTTTGGCCTCGTACTACTTCAGAGTAAGAGTAAGAGCAGCAAACTAAGAATAGCACCGCCGCCAAAAAGTGTTTTAGTTTCACTGCTTAGTTCCTTGGATTTTTTGGTACGATCAGGTTGTTCCGACTCATTGGCTTTCCAAGCCGCCTTAGCCTCGGCACCGATTGTTCCGTCATATGGACAAGGTGTGCCGGCTTGCATCATGGCATCAAACACACGTCGATCTTGACACAGTGCGCTAACAGCAGCTACTTTCATACCCATGTCGTATAGTGTTTTGGATAGCTTTAGTCGTTCACAGTTCATGTCACGAACAGTACTGCCAGCACTAATACCCAGGATCTGAGTTTGTACAGCACCAGCAACGCCCACTGTACACAAGTCCGTGTTAGAGGTATTTATTGTAGGTGATATTGCCGACGCTGGTGGTGACTTAACTGTTGTGGTAGCATCAGATTTAGTAGTTACTAAACTATTAGTAACTAGTTGATTATTGGTTTCAGTAGTTGGTTGTGTTACCAACTGCTGTGCATTAGTTAAACCAACTTGTAATGCGAGCACAAGTGGTAACAAATATTTAGAAAGCTGCAACTTAGGCTCCTAGCACATGTAGTGCATGGTTATAGTGTTTGATGCGGTCGTCTAGGCCAATAGTGCCGCCGTTGATACGCTTGGTTAGTGTAAGGATATCGCCTTTGTCGGCCCACTGATTGAGTTTGTTTGTTTCCCAAAACCAGCAAGCACTTTGCGCAGCACCTTCAAATGTTTCCAAGTACTCGGCCGCTTCCTCTACACTAATTTCCAGCGATGCTGCAAACCAAGTGTAGTTGTCTTTGCCGGTTAGCTGAATTAAGCCCTTGCCTGCAAAGCGATATCCGTCACCAGATTCTGGTGGTCCATTGCCCATGCGGTTTGCATATACCAGGTTAGCAATTGCCTGCTGCTTGTTGGGCATTGCGGCATACTGCTGTGCTAGTTCATCTGTGGGAAAATACTTGGGGAAAATCTTACGCAGTGTTTGCCAACGATAGTTTAAATTTTCGCGCAGTGCGGTAAAGTTCCCGGACTCGTGTGCACACTGTGCAACAAAAGCAGCAATACGTTGTGGCGTATTGATCTCGTAGTCTGGTAGTAGCTGTGCAAGGGCACCGTGCCATTGTTTGACATACGGATTACGTGGAATAAGTTGCTGCAGTTGCTGTAGCGTTAGTTCAGTCATTTCAATCCTTTGTGTATAACTTGCTGCTCGGTGTACCAACGCTGCCAAGCTTCTAGTTTAATAGCACACGTATAGTACTCTGTGTAATTTTTTACCACAGTGTTGGCAACATCAGACAGCTTGGCATCAGGCTGTAATTTTTCCAGCAGCGGGCAAGGTTGTTGTGCTAACACACCTGGTGGTTCTGGCCATGATTGTGTAACAGGCACCACAGTTGTACACCCTGCTAGTAATATGGTAGTTAGTAGTAAACCTAATTTCATGGCGGTGTTTCTGCTGCACGATTGTGTGCATTAATAAATTCTGGTGGTATTGTGCAACCGGCGTTGTGTTTGACGACTTCGCGTGTGATGTATTCCACAGTGGCTTCGCCTCGTTGCTTGACAACTTGAGTTTTGGTAACTACGCGTTCTTTTATAACTTCATTTACCACCTGCGACTTTGCTTCGGCTATGGCAACTTTGGCTTGTAATTCTTGAGCCGCCTGCTGCCATACGCCATTGGCGTATAAGAGTCCTAGTATAAAAATTACTACAGCTACCGTCGTACCGCCTGCAATTTTAATTGGCAATTGGTAAGTTTTTAGTGGAATTAAGTGTGATAAAAAATAGCTGAATAAACCAGCTGTTAATAACACCCACCAGATCCAATTTGGAAAAATTTCTAGTATCCAAAACATGTGTTTTTAAATTATTGTGGTTGCACGGGCCACACCACTGTTTGTGGAAAAGTTGACTGCTTGGTTATATCACGCAGTGCTTGTCGATAAGTAACCCACTCTTGTAAGTTAGGTAAGTTTACGTCAGGTAGCTGTGTCCAGTCAGATTCTTTTAATCTATAGTTTCTAACAATCTTTAACATATCTGCAAGAGATAGTGTAGTAGCTTGCCCCATTTCTAGGACCTTACGTATTTCTGCTTGTTCTGGTTTTGTGATTTGCATAGGAATTCCTTAGAGTTTGAGGTATGGATAAAATGTGCTGGCACCAGCAGCAATAGGCACTAAATTAGGGACTTGCCGTAATTCCGGGTCTGTTAAAATAGGTACGCCTTCTAAAGCTATTTTTGCCGCAGCTACGGTACCATTAAAATAAAACGTATTAAATCCAACAATAAACCTGTAATATAAGTATGCTGTTGTATTAGTAACAGTAATAGGGGTTGCTGTACCTTGTTGTGGCAAAAATGTAGTTTCAGGACGGTTCCAAATAGTTGCATAGGCAAGACCATCATTGGAGCCTTGAAACTGAATATTACCAAAATCATACGACGAATTTTGAGAAGATACTGCAAACTTGTTAATTACAACAGGTCTGTGAAACTTGTACCCCCAAATAGATGTTGCATAATTTTGTGCACCCTGCCAGTAATAACTAGGACCATCTAGTAGCAAACCACTACCTGCGGGATAGAACACTGAGTTTATAGTATTAGGGAATAATCCAGTAACATCAGTGGAAGCAAAAGATTGTCCCGGACCATATCCATAATTTGTTCCACCACCTTGCATAATTGAAAAATTTCCAATACCGCCAGCAAATCCAGGAAATTCAGGTAAGTTTTGTAACTCAGGATACTGTTCTGTTGATAAAATGTTTCCATTACATGCCACCCAACCATCGGGTGCAGTTGGTTGAACTAGCCACTGTACTCTGTTAGCTAAGCCCAGTGAGCTTCCAGGAAGTCCTTTTATACCAACAAATGCTGAAGATAATTCAGACCAAGGCAAACCTTGGTGGCCTAATTTTAGATTTCGTGTGGTAGTATCATAGGCAATTTCTCCAGACGCTAGCACAGGATTTTGAGCTGCCCACTGTGTAGTCGTACCTCTTTTTAAGTATACAGATGTAGCCATTTTAAGTCTTTATGTATGGGTATAGGCTGGTTAAGCCAGCGGGCTGTGTAGGAAGTGTGGGTAGTATCTTGGACCCCACAGGAGCAGTTACAGTTTGTTTAAAAAGTATTCGTGTGATACCAATGTCTACAGGATAACCTTGTGTGTGTGCAACAATTAATGTGTAAGTTTGTCTTGCCAGTGTATTATTTAAACTATACCAGTTAGGGATAAAAGCATTGCCGCTATACGTAGTTACTCCGCCCACTGCCAAAAACAAGCTATTTGGTGCAGTTTCTGCAATTATATCCGTGCCGCTCACTAGCTTCCAATAAGTTGGTGCAATCCCGTAACCTAAGTTCAATATTGTTAAGTCTGACAGTACAACAGGTTGAGCAAAACTAAAATTAAATGCGGTAATTTGCTCTCCGGACATAGTCTGATTACTTAAATACTCTCCTGTTCCAAATACGTCGCTATCCACATACGGATCGAATAGTGTAAGGCCGGGTGCCCAGCTAAACCCATAAGCACCCTCTGTATTTATACTTGTAGGAGCTACTAATAAGTTGCTACTACTTGCAAGTAGAGCGGACAATTCTGGGTATGCTGTAGAAGAAATAGTGCTACCATCTGTGCGTAACCATCCGGCGGGGGCTGTGGCTGTTGGAAAATATGCCAGTGTTCCTGCAATACTATTAGGCGCACCATTACGTCCTGCAGGTCCAATAGTGCCTGAGTAGGGTAGTAAGTTCCATGGAGTACTACCATCACCAATTTTTATTCTACGAGTGTTTGTTTCTGCTGCTAGTTCACTGGATTTTAACACAGGATTTTCTGCAGTCCAGCCGCTGGCAGTGTCTCGTCTTAGTTGTATATTGATTGGCATAATTTAGCTCTTTATATATGGGTAAAACGTTGTATTATTGGAACTAATTGGACTTAAAGCAGGCAAAACTAGCAGTGTATTATCTGGGCCAATAACGGTACCGCCCATGGCTGCTTCCGTTAATTCAACACTTTCATAACCGTAATTAGATTGAGTAAAAACCCATCTATAGTACAGGTATGTGGTAGTATTGGTAAAAGAATAGTTAGCCATACCGCTGGTAGTTATAGCTCCACCATAAATTGTGTTGTTTATAGTTCTTGTAGTACCATTATCAACTGTGTGCAATACCGTCCAATTG